CGTCGCCTTCGGCCGTGAAGTATGCCGCCTCGAAAAACGGCACGGGCGCAGACATCAGATCGCTCGACTGTGTGAGCCCACCCGAGAAGTCAAGCGTAACCGAGTAGAGTTCGCGCGTGCTGTTCTCATCGTTCCAGGCGCGAACCTCTACTTGGCCGGCTGTTGACGATAGTTCGCCGTGCACACCCCACAGCAAGCCCGCCGTGATGTCGCCACTGTTGGTGGTGATCGCCGCCTCCGCGGTCTCGGTCCCGTCAGCCAGGGACGCAGAGGTGATGGTGTCAACGTTGATATATATGGGGATTGTCTGTGCCATTGTCGAGGCTCCTTGGCTGGGCGCCGCTGCTCGTAGGGCGGCGCGGTGGGTTATGCGTTGATGTCGATCACGTGGATGGCGTACTTGCCGGCGAGGCCCGACGTCGCGCCGGTGGCCATGCTTGCGTTGACGTATTCAGAGGTACCCCAAAGGTGGACCTGTTCGCCGGAGGTGCCCTTGTCCTTGATGTTATCGAAGGCTCCGGTGGAGGTGCGCACGTCCAGCCCGTCGATCAGCGTGGCGTAGCTGGTGCTTGCGCCAGCACCCACCCCAATGTCAAGGGTGCATGTGTCGCCCGCGATGGTGCTCACGTAGATCAGAACGCGCGTGATGATTAGGACGGTGCCGTAGGTGTTGCGCTCTTGGAAGACTCCGGCGACCGCATCGCTTGCGGTGAGCGAGCCCTGCAGCCAGTGCCCGGCGTACTTGGAAGACTGGTCGCGCTGGAGACCGTTGGCCAGGGACGATCCGGTGTCCACGATCCCGAGCTTGCCGGTGGTGCTGCTCACCTCGATGGAGGTGGTGTCGGCGGCGGTGCTCTTGAGCGCCTTATCTCCGACGCTCTGGCTCGTGATCTCACCACCGCTCTCGACCACGCTCATGTCGCCGATGTAGCTGATTCCGCCCGGCATGCCCTGCTCCTATCCAGCCCGGTACGCGCCGGGCCTTTGTTGACCGAACCGGGACCGATCCCGCTCCGGCTCTTTGTGCTCGGCCACTTGCATGGCCTTGTCCTTGCGTGCCACTTCGCCCTCGACGCTGACCACCTTGGGCACTGAGGGTTGATGGTATGATCGCACTGTAACGGCTTGCTTGTCTAGATCAAGCCTCATAGATCGGATCTGACCCGGGCCGCTGTAGACCCCTTGGATGGCGTACTCGATCACGTCGCCCAACTCCTGCCGGAACGACGGGTAGCCGTGGACCGCTTCCAGCACCGGCTGTGGCCTGGATCGCTCAGCCTCCAGCAGCCCCGCCACGGCCTCGAATGTGGCGTCGTCGCGGAAGTTCCAGCCGAGCATCGGGATCTTCTGCTCGACCACGAGCCCCGTGGCGGTGTCGCTCTGCTCTGCCAGATCCGCCAACTCGACCACGCGCGTCAGTGACACCTCGGCCTGATCGGAGGTTGGCTCGTCGAGGTACTCCGAAGTCTCGACGGTGACGGCGTTGCCATAGACTCCGTCCGGGTCGCTGCGGTGGCGCGTTCCGATACTGGGCGTGCTGACCATCAGATCAGCCTCGGTAAAAGTGCGGGTCGCCTTGTCGCCCGGCTGCTGCCTGGGCACTGCGTAGAACTTGCGCACGTAGGTCTGGGAGGACGGGTCCCGCTTCATGATCATATCGGCCGGGATGCTCTGCATGAAGCCCTGCATCGCGCGCCGAAACGAGATCGGCTCATCCGTCAGGCGCAGCGGCAGCGCACAGGTGCGGTTGTCGGAGCCGGCCGGGAGGTAGTTCAGGACGAAGTTGGCGATGGCCTGCACGGCGTCAGGGTGCAGGTTCTGCGGCGTGCCGAGCAGCGTGCTGATCATATCCTCAAAGACTAGTTGCGGCTTGCTCTTGGTGTCGGTGCCGTACACGTCCGGGATGGCCTCGGCTCCGGCGGGCAGGTTGTCGCCGAGACGGTTGGCGCCATAGGGAAACGTGGGCCCATAGGTCGCGGGGCGGCTGATCGCGTGCGGTCCTCCGGCGACCTTGCCGAAGGCGCGAGCCCCGCCAGTCGGCGAGAAGTCGCCGAGCGTGGTGAAGCGCACACAGGTACCGAGCGGGCCGACCCTGGGATCCTCGTTATTGAAGCAGATGATGGTGGACACGATGGCGCTGCACTGGGTGATCCCGCCGCCATCCTTCTCGTACCAGACATCGAAGCAGAACTGGTCGAAGCGTGGCGACACCAGGGCGAACCAGACAGTATTGTCGACACCGTAGATGACTAGCTCGCGATAGAGACTGTCGACGCTGATCCCGCCGTACAACTGCCCTAGCCACTTGCCCTTTTGATCAGGGTTCAAGTAGTACGCCGCAGGCACCGTCACGGGCCACGAGCCCAGCCCCATGCCGCCGGACCCCGGCTCGATCCATTGGTCGGTCTTTTGCGGGACCTGATACGCCGGCCAGTCGAGCGTGGGCGGCAGCGCGTCGGCTACGTCGATCGTCATCTTGAAGGATCGATCCGTCATATCGGTGGGGTCTCGGTCCCACGAGCCCTGCGCCACCGTCTCCATGTGGTCAGGATCGTCAAGGTCGAGCAGCGTAAACCGCACCGGCTGCCCGCGCCATCGGCCATGTACTGCCATATCCCGCAGCGCCGACACGTCAAGTTGTGCGGTTGGGCCGAGATCGTCGTCGCCCAGATCGACCGTCAGCGTGATCTGTGAGAGCGCCTGCACGTTCTGCTTGATGGTGCCGAGCGTCTTGTCGAAGACGCAGCGCGAGAGCCTGCCCTGAAAGGCTTCTTGGGATGTGGTGTAGCGCGTGTCATGCGTGTGACCTTCGAGTAGATGGTCGGTCGGGATGTCCTCATGCACGGCCACGCCATCCACCGAAGCCCGCGCCAGCAGCCCGCTGCCGGTCTTGTCCTTGGGCCCGCACCAGCGCACCACGTGCCGCCCTCCGTAGGTGTCCCGAAAGACTCCCTCGACCAAGTAGGCGATCCGCAAGTGCGGCTTGTCCCAGTCAATGGGCAGGGCGAGCGGCTGCGCCATCAGCGCACCTGCTCCAGCGTGATCTCGCCCGAGATGAAGTCAGACGCTGCGCCGCCGTAGTCGTCCTCGCTGTAATCCTGCAGGGCTGCCCACAGCAGGAACCCCTTGTCGGCCTCGTCGTCCGCGCCATAGGTGCCGTCTGCCACGGCTGACCAGCGCAGCGACCACGCCAACCCCGTCGCCCGGCCAGCCCGCACCACTTTGGTGACGACGCTGCGGTAGTCGCTGGCCTCCCAGTTGTCGAAGTTCAGCGGAGCGCGCCAGACCTGCAGCCGCTGGCTCGGGTAGTAGCTCCGCACACCGAGAGCAGGGGTGCTGTCCACCAGCCCATGGCCTCGCAGTTGGGTCACCTGACGGCTGCTGCTGCCGTACTCGACCAGGGCCTTGAGCAGCCCCACAGCGTGCAGGGGATCGTCGTCAAAGTAGCGCCACGAGAACGCCCAATAGCGATAGCTCATGGCCGCGCCGGCAGTGTCGAACGCGATCTGGATCTTGTTCTGGTCCTCGTCGGGCCGGTTGCTGAATGTCAAAGTCTTTGCTGCGCCCGCCTCCCATACGGATCGATCCGTTGGGCCCAGGTTGCTGGCGCTGCCGTACAACTTGACCACGCTGGCGGCCGTGTTCCATGCCACATCGTCGCCGCCCTCAAGGATGCAGGCACCCAGGGTGAACCCCTTGGCCGAGCCCAGGTCAAAGACTGCCCAGTGGTCCGTTCCATAGCGCGCCTCGGGCGCCGTGTAGGACGCCGATCCCGTCATATCCACCTTGTCGAAGCCCAGCCAGGGGCGCACCGTCGCGCCGTCTGCGTGGGAGCCCGTGCCCCACAGGATCGAGAAGTCGCTCGACGCGGTGATCTGGAACCTCGCGATCGTCGGATTGTAGAGAACGGCATAGGTGTGGCTCGTGCCGGCGTCGGAGTTGATGGCGGTCGCCAGTTGCTGGGCCACAGCGGGCCCCGTGCCGACGCAGTGCGGCAACTGAACATCGATCTCCCCGCCACCCTCATCGAGATCGATGTACTGGCTCCGGTCGATCGAGAAGTAGCCATCCGCCGGGGTCTGCCAGACCACGCGCGGCCGGTCGTTAAGGGCGTTGCTGAGCGGCGACGCTGGGCGCTCACCGCTGGGCCCGATGGTCGCAAGAGTCCGCTGCGCGCTGAGCCTGTCGTCCATGAAGAAAGCAGTGCGCGCCATCAGGTGCTCCCGTATCGGGCGCGCTCACCGTAGGGCAGCCCGCGCTCTTGTGATCGGATCAGGTGCGCGTCAACCGTCTGGCCCAGTACGTGCCCGTCGATCTCTAGCACAGTGTTGACCACCATCGGCTGCCCGCCGGATCGCTGCGTCAGCATCTCGGAGATCGCCCGCGTGCCGACTGGATCCAGAACCATCTCATCATTGCGCACCGCGAGCATGGTGTGATTATTCAGCCCAGCAGCGCGCAGGGCGCCCGGAGGCAGGCCCGCATCTGCTACGCCTTGGGTGATGCTGGTGGCGACGATGCCGGCGATCTGGGCGGCTCCTGTTGCGCCGGCTGCAATCATGGCCGGGATGCTCAGCGGGTAGCCTAGCTTGTTGGCTTCGCCAATCGCCGCGAACATGGCGACGGTTGCCTGCGCAATGGCCAAGCCTTGGCTGATCCCAAACATCACCTTGGAAGCCTTCTTGGCCTCCTTGTTCTCTTCGCCCATAGCCGAGATCATCAAGTTGGAGAACTGATCCACCATGTTGCCCATGGCCCCAAAGGCATTGCCCCAAGATTGGGTGAACTGCATGGCGGCGGCTTGCTCGTCGGCCAGGGCTTGCTCTCTGCGCAGGCGCGCCTTTTCGGCAGCCTCATCAAGGATCGCGTTTCGCGCGTTGATCCCGTCTTGCAGGATCGCGGTTTCCATCAACTGGAACTGCTCGGCCAACGCCTTCTGCTCTGCCGAGTCGCCCTCGATGGCGTCGGTTCGCATCACCTCGATCTGATTCCAGACCAGGGAGTGTTGCTCGCGCAACTTGTCCAAGCGCCGTTCTTCCGCGTCGTCGATGAGTTGGAACGCGCTCATCCGCGAGCGGTCGATCTCGTCAAACATGGCCAGCCACTGGACCCCAAGCGCACGGAGGGCGGCCTCCTGTTCTGAGATAAAATCAACGGCGCCCTCGCCAGTTTCGCCGTCCGCAGCAGGGGCGCCCCGGCGGTGGCCCGTGCCGCCATCGGGCGGCGGCGGCGGCGGCACGGTGGCGCCCGGCGCCCGACCTCCCGCCACGTTCATGGCCCGGGAGTACGAGTTGACCAGATCCCGCATCCGCGCAAGCCATCGAGCATCACTCTTGGCGACGTCCTCCTGAGCGGCCTTTCGGGCCTGTAGCGCCTCCTTGAAAGTGCCCATGGCGCCGGCCAGATCGTTGGTCGCGAGCCTTGCCGCGCTGAGCGCAAACAAGAAGCTAGCCTTGAGGCGGAGCGCGGTGCGCTCGGCAATCATGCCGATCTTCAAGAGCGATTCACCAGAGCGCGCAGCCATCGTCGTGATCGCGGTAGCGAAGTCATTGACCGCCCTGGGGTCGAGGCCCGCGAGCGTGTTGGCGACGGTGTTGGCGAAGGCCGTTAGGACAGGGATCAGCGGGCCGAGCGCCTCGTAGCGCAGACCCAAGAACGCCCGGCGCATTCTCAGGATCGCATCTTGCAGATCTTCGGACTGACGGACGGTCTTGTTGCTGGCGACTCCGAAGCGCTTGATGTCGTCAATAGCCCGCTGCAACCCCTCACGGCCGCCCTCCCAAACGACATTTAGGTCTTTTCCAGCGCGGCCCAAGAGGGCGACCCCTGTGGAACTCTGCTCTCCGCTTGTGCCCAGGGCGTTCATGCCCTCGGCTATGGCCAGCAGCCGTTCATCTAGGGGCAACTCCGCGAGATCTCGAGCCTCGACTCCCAGCTTGGTGAAGGCGTCCACATACATCTTGGACGGGGTGGCCTTCATGGCCTCGCCCATGGATTGATTCAGCCGCTGAATCGCCTTCTGTGTCGCGCCTGCCTCGATTCCCGCCAAAGAAAACGCGCCGATGATCGCCTGAAACCCTTCAGGATCGGCGCCCACAGAGCGGGCTTTTTTCCCGATCGTGTCGAGTTCTTCGGAGATCTTGACGGCCTCGCCCAGGACCCGGGCGTAACCCTTCCACAGAGCCTCGACCGCCTTGACGGTGGCCCAGACCCCGACCGCCGCAACGGCGACGCCAGCGACGGCGCCACTGGCCGCCACGCCGGCCGGGCTCATCACCACCTTGGTCATCTTGCCGAAAGCGCCTGTGACCGCCACAGCGCCCAAGCCGGCAGTGCTGAGAGCGCCGCCCATAACGGCAGCACCAGCAGCCCCAGTCTTGGCGCCCTTGCCCATGGAGACGGCGGCATCTCCGGTCTTCTTGAGTTCCCGCTGGACCTTGCCCGCGCCCTCGACTCCAAGCTTTACATTGATGTCGCCGCCGCTAGCCATTGCGCGCCCGCCGCTCTGCGACCTGTGCGTGATACGCCCCGATCAAGTCCCGTTCCAAGTCAAGCACGGCGAAGGCTTCCACAAGCTGCGCCTCTTGATCCTGCACGCAGCCGGGCCCAGGCATGCCGCCCAGCCTGCGCCACGCCGACCATACCGAGATGATGCGCCACTCGGATGGCTTGACCTCGCGCACCGGGCAGCGGGATAGCTTGCGATCCTCGGGGTGTACGCCCGGCGGCCTGCGGTTGCCTGTCGGGATCATCGCGGGCGACCGCCAAGGCTTCCCGTCGCCCTGGCAGCGAGTGCCGCCGCAGGAGCCCCACAGCTTGCAGCCTCGCCAGTCGTCGCCCCACAACTCGATCTGGTCTGCGCTGGGTGCCGGGCGGGCAGTGTACTGGAGCGCCGCCCTTAGTCTTTTTCCGCTGCGTCCGTCAGCGTGCCGGCCGAGATGATCGCATTGAACACCTCTTCCCGCAGGCCCTCGTTGTCGAGCAGGAAGGCCATCGCCTCGGAGAGATCCACGTCCTTGCCGTCCAGCGTGAGGCCCTCGATCCCAACGATCAAAGCGTGCAGGATCTCGTCGCGGAAGACCTACACCTTGTCGGTCCAGTCCGACACCCGCTCGGCAAAGCCGTCCTCGCCTGTGCGCTCGGCGAACTGTTCCGGGTCCAGGGTCGGAGCCCAGATTGCCAACTCTCGCCAACGTGCCATCCAGCCGACGCTCGGAGGGTGGTACACGATGACGCATGGTTCGGGTTCCGTGTCATTGCCACCCCACGTCGGGGTGAAGCGGCGGCGTTTCCAACTTTGAAGGTCCACAGGGCGCTCCGTGGTTAGGGGTTAGTGCTATCCAAACATCAAGACGATCTCATCTTCCCCGCTGCTGGTGCCTTCGCAGCGACCTGCCAAGTCCAGGGTGACCTCTTCGGCTCCACGGTCAAGGCTGACGTCCGTGGTGCGCAGCCTGGGCGCGACCCATCCGAACATCTTCCCTTCGGTCTGCCCGCAGACTACGGCGACGGTGATCTGCTGAGAGCTTGCCCCGGCGATGTCGGTGGTCTGGAAGGCTTGCATGGCGGCCTTCATGTTGTTTTCGTACAGGGTCCAGCCGCTCAGCGTTGCGCTCACCTCGCGCGGGCTCATCACGTAGCCGCCTACCTTGTAGGAGTCGCCCATGATGTCCTCACGGTACGCCAGCCCAAAGCCGCAATCCAGGGTCGCCTCACTGCACTGCAGTTCGATCGGGGTGGTGCCGCCATAGGTCGCGAAGACCATCTGTCCGCTGGTCGCTGGCACGGGGTCGCCCGCGTAGGTGCCGGTGGGTCGGTAGGGCTGCAGCTTGGTGCCGGCCGCCCAGGTGGTGCCGGGGTCAGAGGTGCCAAGCGCACGCCTAGTGATCGTCCACGTGGCGCCGGAGATCGCGGTCAGCTTGACCGTCTCGGCTGTGGTGGCTCCGTCGTCAAAGGTCCAGTAAGTGTTAGTCAGGTTGCCCGCCGAAGCGAGGCCATCGTTGACGGTAATGCTGACGCCGGTGGTGCCACCCGTCGAAAGCGGAGACGCTAGCTCGGTCTGGAACAGCCGATCTTGTCGGCGCGCTGTGCCGCTGATCGAGAAGCGTGCAGCGTCCTCGCCGCCCATCGTGAGCGAGAGGGCGCCAGGGGTCCAGCCGCCGAGCCTGTCCGCGCTGTTATTGTTCAGGATCCAGGCGCACAGAGCGGCCTCAGATGAGTCGCGAACGTCGCTTGGCTTGTAGGCGATGGCTCCCTTGACATTCGCCGACGCTGCTGGCGTAAAGCTCAGTGGAGGCGCTACCGTGATGTCGGTGCCGCCCGTGTCGATCGCGGTGACCCGGCGCATCTCATACAACGAGGTACCGTTTCCCGTCTCCACGATCACAGCGTCGCCGACTACAAAGCCGGTTGAGGACGCAAGATCTACCTGAGCCGATGTGCTGCTGCCGCCGCTGACAGTGGTGGTCGTCCCGCTGCGGTCGACCTTCTCCCAACCGCTGCTGGTCAGCAGTTCGTCGATGTCTGGCGCGGTGGTGCGCGTGCCGCTGGGCATCACGTAGCCCTCGATGCTGCCCTCGGCTGTGCGCTTCTGCTGGATCCCGGGCACTGCCGTGGCGGTGCCAAACTTATCCTCGCGCGGGTTGTAGGCCATGGTCCCCGACGCGCTGCTGCCGATGGCGCGGACGGCATCGGCTGCCTCGGGGTAGCTCTCGCCCGCCGTGTCGGAGAGGGTGAGGCCGGATTGGCTGGAGACGAATACCGAGAGGGCTCTGCCGATGTCAACTTTCGGGCCGGTCATTTTCAATTCTCCTAGTAGGCTTCGCTCGTCCTGACGAGCAGGTCTGTCAATAGTGCCACATTGGGAACCGCAAGCCCCGGGTCTGCGCCCGGCGTCTCGGCCGTGATGGTGGCTCTGATAATGCCGCTCGCCTGCCCCAGTGTCCAGCCCTGAGATCCGGCACCGGTACGGCGTTGCATGATGGTGTTCAGCGCGGCCCCATATCTCCACATCGCGGTCACCACGTCGACCTCGTTACCGTCGATGTTGGCATCGAGGACGACGAGCCCAAGCTGGATCCGCACATCGTAGAACCGGGAGTTCGCTTGGACCTCCCCGCTGGTGCTGTCCACAGTGATCGAGATGTACGGGAAGGAGTTCGCCTGAGCGGCGCGGTGGTACCACTTCTCGACGGTGGCAACGTCGGGCAGGAGGCTGCTGTCGACGCCGAGCGCAGTGCGCAGGGCGGGCAGGGTCTCGGCATTGAGCCCGGTAGTCTCGTCCACGAGGTAGGAGTAGACCGCATCCACTGCGCGCTCTGTGAAGGTCGCCATGGCATCACCGAGTCTTGAGGCGCATAACGCCGCGCCGCATCTTCTTGAAGTCAAAGCGATCAGAGAACAGCTTGTCGGCGTGCGCCTGCTTGCGGGCGCGGATGATGTGGACTTGGAACAGTTGCGCGATGGCAGTCCCCAGGGGCACCGTGCCGCCCTTGCCGACCTGCTTGATCCCCTTGTCCCAGACGGACGGATCCCAGCGCACTGGCGGCCGTGGCTTGCGCTGCTTGCGGTAGGCTGGGCCCCGGGCGAACTGGTGCGCCACAGCGTACTTGCCGACGTCGGAGCCAGGGTCGATCCCGACCTCAAGCCACCGATCCCCGCGCAACCCCTTCTTGCCGCCGATAGATCCCGGGCCACCTCTTACCAGCGCGCCCCGGAGCGCCCCGGTGCGCACCAGTATCGGGCGACCCGGGAAGTGCTTGCGCTTCCACGCCGCGTACTTGGGCGAGAGCTTCGGCCAGCGAGGTCCGGTTTGCTTGCCCTGAGTGCGGAACTGATCGCGCTCGTGCTTGTGAAACAGCTTCACCACGTCATCGAAGACCGGATCGAAGTTGTCGATCAGATCCGCCCACTGCTCGAAGCGGGCTTGGATCTCGGTCGGCGCAGGCTCGATCCTCATGGTGAACATCCGGCCGGGCTGGCCGCCGCCTCGGCGCGCGTCGCTCATGGCGACCGAGAGCGTGCCGCGTCCCGATCCGTACTTGGTAGAAAGCGCCATCAAAGATCCGAGCCGTCAGGAAAAATCGGCGTAGCCGCATAGGGCACATCGTCCCCGCCGGGTGCAGGATCCCAGTCGGGATCCTTGGCGCGCGTCCAGTGGCTACCGATCCGGCTGTCGCTGCTGCCCTTGTCAGCGGTCGCCCCGTTGTCGAGCAGCATCATCCGCACCAGGGGCAGGCGCGCCAGCATAGACTCGCCCATCTCGATCAGGTTGGGTGCTGTGCTCTCGGCGTTGATGCCGATGGATCCCTTGGCCATCAGCACGGCGCCAGACGTGAGCAGCATCTCGGCCCGCTGGGCCCAGCCCTCGGCGATGCTGGAGCCGGTGAGGCTCGTACCGATGCCGGTGGCAAGCAGAGCCGCGCGGACCTGATCGTAGGCCGCCGTCCAGATCACGGTAGCTTGCGTGCTGGTCGGGGTGCTGGTGCTGCTCAGGGTGCCAAGCTGTGGCGCCATAGAGGTGGCCGTGGCGATGTCTGCGTTGTATGCCACGGGATCCTCTTACTCTTCGGCGGCCTTGGCCTTCTTCTTGGTGGCTTTCTTCGGAGACGCCGCAGGAGCCGCACAGCCGCGCTCTACCAGCTTGCGGGCGCTGTACTCGCTCGGCTCGTCAAACGTGTCTCCTGGGGCAAGCTGGGTGCCCTGGTGGCTAAGGTTGCACAGCGCTCGGAGCTTCACCCTGCGATCTCCAGTTCACCGATGCGCTCTTGGATGGCATCGCGTCCACCCTTGCGGGCCTCGACCTCGTGCATGGCGCGCAAGGTGTCGACGTCAGACACGCCAGCCAGGGCGGCGGGCATGGCCTTGATCGTCACGTGCTTGATGGTGGCGGGGTCGGCTGGGTTGAACCCACCACGCGCGCTGCTGGGCACCGGCTCGGGCTCTGGTCGCGATGCGGGTTGTGACTTGCGCACCTCCACCAGCACGCCAACAGCGCACAAGGTGTCAACGTCGCATCCGCTGGGAGCCAGTGCCCCGGCTCGGAAGCGGCGGCCACTGTGGATCAACTCTTGACCTTCGGCGACCTCGTAACTCATAGGGGCGCTCCTATTTGTCCGGGGTTATGCGTGGCTCAGGACACCCATGGTCTCCCACGAGGTACCGTCACACATGAAGATGCCCCACTTGCCTTGGCCCAGAGTTTCCTTGGTGGCCGCTGCGTCGTCCTCAACCACCAGATTCTCAGCCCCGCCTGCGGTGTTCTTGATGATGAAGAACAGCCCTTGGCTTGCCTCTTCGGCGGGCAGGGTGACATCGCGGTGTGAGCCGTCAGGATCGAGCAGTTGGAACTGCGCGTCTTGCGGAACCAGAGTCTTTGCTCCCGCGAGCGTCTCGACGTTGTGCCCGAGTCGCACGCGGAGGCCGTTGGCGGGGTTGACCGCGACGCCTTGAAATAGAAGTGTCTCAGCCATGGCAGCCTCCTAGCTTACGACGGTGGAGTACAGGTAGCCGAGCTTGACAGTCGGAGCGGCGAACTGGTCGTTCCAGAGCATATCGATCTGCTCCACGTAGGGAGTCGGCTCCCAGCGCCTCACGGCACCGTCCGTGCTGCCAGCCATGCGGAAGCGCTGCAGGCAACTCTGGGGAGTCATGGCCGCCGGGCTGCTCTTGATGTGGGCGAAGAGGCAGAACTTGCCCCAGATGAAAGCGTTGCTCTCGGTCAGCCCGGACACGGCAGAATTGGCGACGCTTTTACCCACATAGATCGTCTCAACGTCCAGGGCCCGCGCGAGGTCCTCGTTGGTCAGGACTCCCGCCGTGTTGGCGGTGCGGCTGGTGTATTCGAGGATCAGGCTGGACTGCCTGAGCGCCTTGTAGACCTCGAAGCCCATGATGCAGGTGTTAGGAGCTTCGCCGCTGTTGGTGATGATCGTGTCGCGCGCGTCCTGCGCCTTGCTGATCGGGTCGCTCGCTGCGTTGTCCCACTGGTCAGAGCCAGAGAGCGCGGCGGTGTAGCCCGAGAAGGTGGTGGTGTTGAAGGCCAAGGCGGCGGCAGCCCGCTCACGCTGGATCAGACACTCGCGCGCCAGGACTGCGGCGTTGGCCTTGCGCAAGTCCAGCCCGTTGCCCTGGGCGTACTCGGCTGAAGACTTATTCATCTTCACGCCCAGACCGTTGACGTCGACGTCCCAGCCGGTGACCTTGCTGATCGAGGTGCTGATCTGAAGGGGCGCGTCTTGCCCGTCAGCGATGATCAGATCGTGACCCGGCGCGGCCGAAGCGAACCCGCCCGCGATGTCGTAGAACTTGCCCGTCTTGGTGGACACGTCCACGCTGGGGAAGATGGAATCCGCGATGAAGCTACCGAGCGACGGGCCCAGCAACCTCGTGTAGTTGGTGAGCATCCGGTCATTGACGAGGCCTTGAATATTAACCATTTTCTGAGTCTCCTAGAGCGAGCCGGTGAGGCTAGCCTTCCTCGTAATATGACGGGGCCCAAAGGAATGAACCGATCTCGCCGTCGACGAATGTCCCGAGCGCGATCCCGATAGCATAGTTGCCAGTTGTTGCTGTGACTGCCTCGCCAGCGGAGTCAGCCATTACGAGCGTGTTGGCTGTGATGGAGCCTCCGCAAATCGCCTTGATCATGCCGCCGCACTGCACCGGCACATGGACCGGGATCGATGCGGTGCCCGCCGCGACGTCGTTGGTAAGTGCTCCGATGCACAGGTTGCCCGCGCCGGCGAGGTCGATGTCATTGTCACCGACTGCTTTGACGAGGAACCACGCGCTGGAGGAAAGGTCGTCGTCGCAGCGGCGCGTGATGACCAGGGTGGGATTGCTGGGAGTTGACATCGCGCGCTCCTACGAGTCGAGGCTCTCGGCTTCGTAGGCCGCGAGCTTGGTTGGGTCAGCGAGGACCGTTGACATCGCCTGAGAGTAGGCGGCGGCTTCGGAGAGGTTGGTGTCCTTGTGGATCTTCTCGGCAAGCGCCTCGACCTCGGCCTCGATGGCGCTGGCCTGGGTGCCAGTGGCGGGCGCGTTAGCCTCGGCAGTCTCGCGACCGACCGGCAGGCGGCCCTCGGCAAAGATGCGATTGGCCTTGTCCTCGCCCAGCGTCTGGCAGACCTGCCAGTAGTCCTCTCGCTCGGCAGGAGCGCAGCGACCGATGGAGCACGCGGCGTCCAGGGTGCGGACCTTCTCGCGTTCCTCTAGGATCGAGTTCCGATCGCGCAGGCCCTCGACCTCCTTGGTTGCCGTCTCCAGCGTCTCGGTCAGCACCGTCACCTTGTCGGCTTCGGTCTGGAGTCGCCGCACCTCGGCCAGTAGCTCGGGCGCCTCTGTGGGCAGCCCGGTAGCCTCGGCCAGCTTAACGAGGATGTCACTCATCGGGGTTATCTCCTGCTGAGCTTCGGCACCTTCGCAGAGGTGGATCCGGCTCGGGGTTGGGTCTGTAGGCGCGAGCGTAACAGACGGATCGATTCCTTGCATAGCGCAATCAGAAAAAATGGTAGGACGCGCCATAGATGGCACGAACGGTTGGTTAGTGAGGGTGGCCCCTACCACCGTCCAGCCGCCGAGCGGTTGCCCTGTTTGCTTGCTGGTGGCGGCGGTCGGCGGGATAAGCTCAGCAGAGATCCCGGCGAACTCCTTGGCGCTGACTCGCTGCGCGCCCTCGTCGGTCCACGAGAACAGGCCCCACAGACTGACCCCGCCCTTGTCGTTGGGCCTGACCTCGACCTGCTTGATCCTGGCTGCGGCCTTGGTGCTGCTCGGGTCCATGTTGCCAGCGGCTAGCGCGTGGTTGTAGCCCACCGGCGCACCGCCCGAGAACCACTGCTCGGCCAACACGGTCTCATAGTTTCGGGCCATCGCGTACACGTCGGCCTCGGTCAACTCGACCTTGCGCGGCTTCGGCCCGGTGTTGCCGTAGAAGGTGCCAGAGCGCACCACCTCGACCCAGGACTCGGGGCCTTCGCTGAGCAGCAGCGGAGCGGACCAATAGCCTTCTGCGTAGTACTTGCGGCTCGCGGGGTTGCCCATGCCTCCGGTCTTCTTCGGATCGTACTTGGGCCGATTGGCCTTCGCCTTGCGCTCGGCCTCCGCCTTGGCTTCCGCCTCTTCGCGCGCCTTGCGTTCCTCTTCGGTCTCGGCCAGATCCTCGGACTCATCTCGTAGCAGGTTCCGCGCCTTGTCCTGTAGCGCGCGCATCTTGTCAGCGGTCAAGCCGGGAGCGGTGCTCTGCGGGATCCGGCCGATGGCGTTGCGCAGGTGCGGGAGATCGATCTCTCCCTTCTCATCCTTGAACGGGAAGTAGCGCAGGGAGCGCGGCTTGGTCTTGCCGTCGTCGTCCTCTTCGCCGCCGGGCGCGATGTACAGGAACGCGCTGTCGGGCAGGTCGTTAACGTAGGCCGTCGTCCAGACTGCAAGGTTGATCTGATCGGTCATGGTCTATCCCTTCGGCACAAATATCACGATGCAGTTGCACTGATCGCCGCCGAAGCAATCAGGATCGGGCGTGGCGTACTCGTCAAGCTCGGCGATCTCAAAGGTCGCCCCGTCCTTGCTCAAGCACACGTCACAGGTGCTGCTTTCCAGCATGGCGGATCGGATGCCGGTCTCGGCCTCTTGGGCGCGAGCCTCCTGCATGCGGCCGAGACCAAAGATCGTGTTGGTGTCTCGCTGGGCCTGCACGAGATCCTTACCTGGGCTGAGTTCAGTTACAGCAGCCGCCACGGTCTCAGCAATCGCCGCCGTCTCCATCACCCCGCCGATGCTGGCCGACTGCACAGCCACAATGCTGGCGTCTTTCACGCGGTCGGCGGCAGCCAAGGCAGACGTGCGGGCGATGTTCTCGATGGCTTCCTCGGGATCGATCTCGTCTGCCACGGACTCGCCCGCAGCCTTGGCCTTCTTGGCCGCGACCTTGCGCCCCACGGGAGCCAGCAGCAAGGGCTCACCATCGCCCAGGCTGGTCAGGTAGCGCAGGCCGGTCAAGCCTCCCCGCTGCTGGCCGGTCCATGCAAAGGAGGTCTGCTCGCTCAGCGTCTCGGTCTCGGCTGGGAGATCCACCACGATGTCGTCCCGGGTGACTTCAAAGTCTCCCGCCTCAAGGGCAGGCAGCAGGTCGGGCGACGCCGCGATCCGATCCATCTCTTCACGTACCGACGACTGCCCGGCGCGGTACGCCTTGCGCAGTTCGATCCTGAAGGCCTCGCCCAGCTTGCCGACGTCGGGCACGTCCGCGCCGCGCATCTTGATCAGGTCGCCAGCACGCGCCATCCGGTCGGCGTACCTCTCGGCGATCAGTTCGCGCCAGTCCTCGGCAGCCTGGGCCATCGCGTCCTTCACACTGACCATCGGCGCAAGCGTCTCGTCAAGGCGGACGAAGCGTTCCTCTGCACGTAGCTCCCGGCCGCTGACTGCCGTGGGTCGGCGCAGGCTCTCGGCCAAGGACTCCATCTCCTTGGCCTCCCGCTCGGTCTCGTCGGCCTGATCGTCGGTGATCTCAGTGACGGCGGGCGCCTTGCTCTTGACCTCGGTGCGCTCGATCTGCTCCACCTCGGTCTCGACCTCTTCCGGCGGGGCAGTCTGCGGCGAGGGCTCGCCTCCTAGGATCTCTTCGGCCACATCCCTGGGCAGGTTGAAGAAGTTGCCGATCATGCCGACCGCGCTCTCCCGGCTGATCTCGCCGATGGCGGCGGCCTGCACGATGGCCAGGGCAGAGGCAACCTGAGAGCCGTTAAGTGCGGTGTCGGCGGCCTTGGCCTCGTCGGTCCTGATCTCGGCGGGCTGGTCGTTGCGTAGCCTGTGCTCCATCTGCTCGCGGCTCTCTAGCTCAGGCAGCCCCAGCGCAGCGCGGACCGATTCCTCTATGCCGCGATCGGGCAGGAGCGCCCCGCCCTCGGCTGCGGTCTTGATCGACTCCACAAGGGCCTTGGGGTCGCCGAGACTCAGTGAGCCGGGCACCAGCTTGGGGAAGCCCTCGGTGCGGTTGTAGTTCCATCTGCACAGCCGCTGGATCAGCGAGTCGCTACCGTGGCTGAGCGCCGCGCCGATCATGTCGGCGACGGTTTGAAGATTCATCGTGAAGAAATCTAGCTGGCCCGCGATGAGGCTATACGATCCCGACTGCTCTCCGGTGAACAAGAACGGGGCCATGGCGGCGCGGGCCATGTCCTGGCCAGCAGCGATCCGAGCCTCGCGCAGATCGGCACCCTTGAACGGGAAGTCTGCGAACTGCAGGTTGTACCCGGGAGGGAAGGCGGCCCAGGCCCGGGCCCCGGTGCGCAACTCCCGCAGGATCTCATTGACCGTGCTGCTGTCTCCGGTCCGCGCGGTCGGGTCGACCTCGACGTAGGGGATGCCGAAGGCGCCGCGCTCAAAGCCAGTAGCCTCCAGCTTCAGCATCAGACGTCGAGACTTCCAGCCAGCGTAACAGGGCCGCAGGATGCTCATGCCCTCGGGGTCGTCGCCGCTCTGGTTCCAGACCACGTGAAGCAACTTCTCGGGCGGCAGGCTCGCGCCTCCCTCGGGCGGTGCTGCGCCAACGTCGGAGTCGCCTTGGTAGGGCTCCTGCGTCACGCCCCAGCGTCCCGACTCGTAGCGGTTCCATGAGTAGACCGTGTTGGGCAGCATCGGGCTGAGTTGATCCAGCCGGGTCTGCTTGCTGTCGCGGTCGAAGCGGGCGACGATCTCGAATAGCGAGAAGCCACGCCAGACGGCAGCAACTGCCTGCTCTACGAACTTGTAGAACCCACCGCTCAGATACTCGAACAGGTTGGCCCGGATGAACTCGGCCTCTTCTAGCGCCTGCCGGTCGTCACCGCCGGGCTCGATCTTCCAGTGGCTGCGGATGACTGGGGCGGTGAGAGCAAAAACCACCGCCGCAACTACCGGATCCTCCATCCGCATCTGATCGACCACGCCCACTTGCGTGCCGTAGCCGCGCCAAACGTCCGGCGTGAGCCCCGGGTTGCTGTCCATGTTGACGACCCCGCTCATCGGGTAGGTCCCGATGTCGGTCATGCGCTTGGCCATCATCGAGGCATTGGCCCGCTTGGGCTTGCCGCCCATCTGCCCAGGCAGGGAGATGTACTCGCTGAGCGCGTCCATGCCCTCGGGGTAGACCCGCACCGCTTGCCCGCTTGCTGCTGCCTGCTCTGCTGCTGCCTGCGTCACGTACAGCGGCCCGAGCTTGGCCCAGGTGGCGGGGTCAGGTTCGCTCATCAGAAGTCTCCCAGGTGCAGATCTCCCGCACCATACCCCACCGAATGGGATTGGGTAGAGCCCGAATTGTCAAGGCTCATATTCAGCGCCGCGATGTCTGGCTGCTCGACTACCCCGTGGCGGGCGACGATATAGTATCTGAGCGCATCCATACTATGGTCTTCCACGCCACTTTTCACCGGAACGTTGCTGTGGGATCGGTTGGCTGGGTACTTGTAGGCCATCAGCCCGCCGTGGATGCCGACCGTGCCCTCGGGGTAGCGGCTGGTCCTGCTCTGCTCGGTCAGCGCCCTGGCGACGAACAGGCGCCGCCTGCCGGCGTGGTCCTGCAGCCTGCACCGGGTGGCCTCGACACCGTTGGGGATGTGGCGCTCTACCGGGCCGCGAGGGTGCTGCATATGGCCAGAGAGCACACCGGCAGCGCGGAACGTGTCCATATAGACCCTGAAGCTGCTAAGTCCGCTGTGACTGTTTCTCGCGCGCCCTGCCGGGTCGCAGTAGCACTCCAGCATCGTCAGCCCCAGCCGCTGCAGGTGCTCGGCACAGTCCCGGGCGTGGCGGCTCTCCAGCACGTTGGCAGCCACCACCTCTTCGACCACCACCTCGCCGCAGTCATGGTCCTGCACGATGCCGAAGTAGGGCTTCCGCCCGCCGAAGTCGAGCATCCCATAGGTCGGCTTGGTGGGGTCTGGCTCCACGTCCACGATGCTCTCGTCGGTGTAGTTCCAGTACACCACACCCTCCAGCACCACGAACTCCCCGTGGATGTAGGCGCGGGCCAGTCGGTCGGAGAGGTTGAGGTGCTCGACGTAGCCGGCCGGGAGGTGCGGGTTGTCGGTGGTGCTGCCTCGGATGACCGCGCGGTTCGGGTGCGGCTTGCCGAACTCATCCCACATCCAGCCCATGGCGGGAACGCCAGCCACAGCCCTGCGCAGTTGCTTGCTCTGAGGGTCGCGGATGCGGGCATTGAAGATGCGCCACGCCTCGTGCCTGACCAGCCTGGGCTCATCGAGGCAGCCCCAGGAGTACGAAGCGCCTTCCAAGCTAGCCACATTGTCTGCGCTTCCAAACATCCACTCCGACGAATTGAACAGAGTCAAAACGCGATCACTCGCCGACCAGTCCTTGACCAGCGGGCCCAGGCAGTCGCGGGCATTGGCTGCGCCGCTCGGCCACCGCTTGGCCTCGGGGAAGATGTCCACGATGGCCCGGTACAGCGTGCGACGTTGCAGCGGGAAGGTCGGCGACACCAGCACGCCAGGGCGGCCAGGGTTCTCCACCGTCAGCCGCAGAGCCTCGGCGATCAGCCACCACGTCTTGCCCGAGCCCCAGCCTCCAGCAAAGAGCACCGTATCCTGCGGCGCTGTGTGCGCTCGGACTTGGGCACTGTGCGGCCTGTAGTCAACGCTGAGCGTCCTCACTCCGCAACAGGTCCCGGCACAAGCAGATTGACCGTCACGGGCTGGACGTCGATCTCAGCGGCTCTCTCCACTCCGGTGATCTTGCTCTCCAGGGTCATCA